CCGTATGCCACCGTAATCGCCGACGTTACCGAAAGCCAGTTTTTCCCAAGTTTTTCCAGCAGGGAGATTTGCCGCCCGTACTGCTGCTCATCAATCGCCTTGAGCTTCGTATTCATGGCCTCGTGAGCGCGGATGATGTCGTTGGCCGTCGCGCTTGCGGATTTCTTGATGAGGGTATAGGCATTTTCGGCGGAGCGCCGCTGTGCATCGAAATAGGCATCGGATTTCGTCCCCAAGGCCCGCCAGGACGTTTCGATCCCCTTCGCCGTGGCCGTTGTGCTGGTCAGGGTTTCGCTTAGCTTCTGCTTGTAAACCTTGTCGTCAAGGGATAGCTCGACAAATACTGTTCCGAGATTTGACGCCATTATCCGTTCTCCACGATATTCTTCACTTTCGATTTAACGGCATTAAACGCCGGACGGAGGAAAGGCTTTGCCTTCATCTTGACGGTGCCATATTCAATCATGTGAGCGTAGAACGCCCCGCCTTCGGCCCTGCGCTTCCGGTTCCCGGCATAAACGCGGACGTTCAATTTCGGATCGCCCTTGAGCCGGACAACGCGGATGGTATTCTTGAGCGTGCCGGTATCCACCGGGACAAGTACCCGCGCCCGTTCCGCGACCTGCTCCGCCGCAGTTTCCAGCCGGTCGAGGGCCTTCTTTTCAATCGCCGCCGTGATGGGGCCGAGAGGGTTCCATTTAACTTTCATCCTTCGACCTCATCTCATGCCAGAGCCGCATGACGCGCCCAAGGCACCGCTGCTGATCCTTGACGCCGTAAATGTCCATGACATCCCTCACCGCCGGGATGGACAGGGTAACTATGCACCGTCCTTTTCCGATCTCCGCCGATACGACCTGCCCCCGGACCATCATAAACACCGCCCCCGCCTCCTCGTTTTCGGGCAGGAGGTCCACCCGGCATGTCTCACAGGGAGGGTCAGCCGGGGGAATCCGGGCCGCATATAACTGCTGGCATTGTGGGCAGGTATGGGCATATTCATCATGCCATGCCGCCCACTCGGTCAGTTTTTTTCCGCGGCCTCCGCCCGTTCCTCATCCGCCGCCTTGAGGGCCTTCATGCCCTCTTCGTAGGCCCGGACAAACTCAGGCACCCGCGTCATCAGCAGCGCCTTGTTTTCCTTCGTCACCGGGATGGCCTGCTCATTGCGGTCAAAGATGGATTCCCATCCCATGATGGTGCGGTCCCAAAGCATCTCTTCCCACAGGTCGCCGTTGAACTCCTGCCCCTCGAATCGCTGATACTTCCCGTCAATTTTCGGGTACTCCGGGACCGTCCTGATGCAGGCCTTTCTCATCGCCTTGAGGTCGTCAATGTCCAGGAGGCGGAGCTGCAACCGGCCCCCGCCGCCCAAATCAAACCAGCCGCTTTCCGTTTTGTCGGTCAAATCGACAATCATATGACACCGTTTCCGCGTAACTGCTCACGCGCTTTCTGCCCCATGGGCGGTTAAAGGTTAGCTGCCGGTCCCGACCTGTTCCATCTTCTTGCCGGACACCTGGCCCTCGAAAGAGATAGTGCCCATGCCGCTCCGAGGAAGAGTCACGGCGTCGCACCGCGTAACCAGGATTTCGCCGCCGGACGCCACGCGCCAGAACGTCGAGGTGTTGGCATAGAGATATAGGTTCGTGATGCCGGTCCCCGCCGCCACAAGCGCCTGGATGGCCTTCTGGCCGCTCGAATCAGCCGGGTCATAGTTGCCCCGGAAGGAGATGGTCCCCGGATCGCCCACGCCGTCGGCAACATACTCTGCGATGGTATCCCCGAAAGCCGGGTCCTTCTTAACGGTTGCCATGCTGAAACCGCTCATGGACCATTCCGTGATGTTCGCCAGGGTAGCGGACCCCAACATCACCTTGCCGCCCTTGCCCGTGATTTTCGCCATTTTGCTTTTCCTCCTTGTCACTCGGGGCAAACAAAAAGGCCCCGAAAGAATTGATGATTTCCAATTCCAACGGGGCCTTGCGGCGCGGTTGACTAAAATCGGATGCGCGGATAGACGGGGCAGCCGATTGCTATTTCGTTATTCCTTCAGCAAATCCTCCAAAAGTTTCACGATCATTTTCAGGCCGCGAATAAGGGCCTGGCATATTTTTCTTGAATCGTCATTCATCGTTCATCACGCCGCCGATGTTGCAAAGCACATGTCCTCCCGCGACAGGCCGATAGCCGTCGAATCCAGCCGCCCCAACTGCTGATAACGATCATAGAGCCATTTGAAGTTCCGCTTGAACAGTTCATCCGGCACCCAGGAAAACGGCCTCATGCAGTAATGCTCCGCAAAGGCATCTATGATCCAGGCCGAACCGCCCATCTCCCATGCCTGCAAGACCGCCAGCGTGCCGTAAAGGTCGAACCCCTCCATGCTCTCATCGAACCGGAAACCTTTTCCGAGATTGACGATGATGCAGCACTCATCGAAACAGCAGGCCGGATGCGGGTAGCTGTGGACATGGGAGGTGTTGAATTGCAGAGGAATCCTCATGTCATGGAATTTCCCGCAAATGAGTCCGTCCGGGTCCTTCCCGATGATGCCAGCCACTACCCATGAATCGGGCAGCAGAGACAGTTGCCCTCGGACCTGGGCCAGCCAGCCGTTGCGGTAGAACATATCCTGATGGGTCAGGACGCCCACATCGGCCCCTTCCTCTTCCATGACGGCCAGGAGCTTATTTAGTCCTATCGTGGCGCTTTCGGGGTTCTGAATGAAGTGCATCTTCCCTTGCAATTCCGACTGCCGGAGTACCATGTCGAGGCGCAACATATCATTGACCATGACGCCGAAGGAAATCTTGATTTTATCCGCATCCCGCCAGGAAACCGCCTTCCGGGGGCCGTCTTGCAGGTATTGAGCAGCGATCTTCCGGGCATCATGGTTATGGGAGACGTATTTATACAGGATCATGGAGTCAATCGGGTTGTATTTGTCCACCTGAGCCTGTATCCATTCATGCGTGAGAGGCACCCAATAGCGCCGCCCGGAGAAGTTGCACTTCGCCATTTCGCGGACATTTTCCCATTGAACATAACCATCACCGTAAGCGCCGATGTAGTGACGGCAATCCGCCACGATGACCGGCCTGCCCTGCGCCATTGCCTCCAATGCCCCCCGCCCCAGGGCTATAACCAGGTCTGCCCATTCAATTTGGTCCTCAATCGGGGTGCCGGGGTCGGAGATCCGCAAGTCATATTCCCCCGCCAGGAACGCGAACGGGTCCGGGTCCGGGGCATGGCCGCGAATCACCAGTATCCGCCGCACCTCGTCAGCGGGCCGCGTCCGGGGCCTGATCATAATCGGCTGCCCGATCACCTCGCTGTCAATGCCGGACAGCTTCAGGTTGTGCCGGCGCACCTCTTCGCTGATGGAGATATAGCGGTCCGCCCCCAGGGGGAAATTTTCATCGGGGATGAGGCCATGGGAAACGTAGAGCTTCCGGGCGGGATTGTCCCGGATCGCCGCGAACTGCTCATGATGGCTGCAAATGATGAGGTCCCAATAGTCGCCGGCAACCGGGCCGGGGTCGGCCAGGGCCGTCACAAAATGCCCCATGCCGCGCAGGGTATCGGCCAGGCAGCGCATAAACCGGGATGATCCGCCTTCATAAGCAGATCCGGAAACGTATTTTGCCGTGATCAAAATCTTCATTCTACACTTTCCCTTTCTTCCGCCGTCATATCCCAATCTTCAGCCGCCTGAGCCGCTTCGTCCGGCGTCCGCTTGCCGTCAGTGATGAAAATCCTGTCTTCATCTTCCATAGCTTGCGGGGCCTCAACCCATCGAAACGCTATCCACTCCGCACGGGTTATTTCACTAAGTCGCTTTTCCATTACGATTCCTGTGTCACGACCTCATAATCCGCCGCCCAATGCTTCACGCTCTGAACGCCCTCTGCCGTCGTTATGTCCTCAACCATCGTTGTCAGGTTGACTTCGTGCATCCACAACAGAATATCATTATATCCAGCAAAATATGTTCCGTCGGCAAGATACGATCCATCGGCAAGATAGCCGTCTATTGTGTAATATCGAACGCCATCTGTCTCATGAATGGATATTTCAATAAAAGCGTCATCAAAAAGCGTTCTTAAAGAATCGTATAAATCCGCGACTTCTACCGCCGATGTATTCGCGCTAAAAAGTGAAAACTGAATCAATGTCTGTTTCCCCTTCTGGCAGAAAACATCATCAGGCGTTGATGACACGACAAAATAAACAACATAAGGGAACTCGCAGCCTGCCGGGGCCTCGTCCAGATACACCCGCCCGCCGACATCGGAAGACAGCGCCGAGCCGGAGATTTTCCCATAGATGGCGGCAAGCAAAGCGTCCATTACTGCCCTTCCTTCGCCGTGATGTCCAAAAACATCCGCCCCGGCCCCAGGTCAACCGTGATCGGCGGCCCGATGATGGCCAGGTATTTATTGCCGTCCAGGATGCGCCAGGACGCCCGCACGTCCGTTCGATAGCGGATGCGATAATTGATTGTCAGCGTCCCGGTCTCCTTCATGGCCTGCACCGCCTCATCGCTCCGGTGGGCCGTCTTTTTCGCCCATACCGTCGCCGCCGTGTTCCACGTTTCCGTCCGGCCCCCCATTGAGTCCATGACGATGGTCTTATATTGCAGGGAGATGCGGTGGTTAAGGTCGCCGATGGTGGTCATGCTCAGAACTCCCACGGCAGCACAGCCGACGCCAGCAGTGCCTTTACCGCCGGATTCGCCTGATAGGTTTGCACGCCCGGCCTCAGTATCAGTACCGCCCCTTCCCGGTTTGTCCAGAGGTCGGCCAGGATCAGCTTCAGGGCAGCGATTATAGACGCCTTGATCGAGGCCGCCGCCGTCCAGCCGCACACAAACTCAATCGTGATCGGATTTGAGGGATAGAGCGTCACGGAGGGCCAGGAAACGCCATAGGGAAGCACGATCCGCCCGCACTGTTCGCCGTTGGTTTCCACAAGGTAGTCGGTCGTCACGGTCATGGTGGTTTCGGTCCCGTCGCTGTCCTTGTATTTAACAGAGGTCACGGAGGCGAGGTTTCCGTAGGGGAGCCGGATGAAGTCAAGGTCCGCCGGGAATTCGTCAAGGTAGGCATACCAGGTTTGTGTCAGCAGCGCCCGCCGGGTGATGGTCTCCACGTGCTCCCGCGCCGCCTGAATCAGGGATGTCAGGAGGTCATCTTCCGTCGTGTCGGCGTCATAGACCAGGATGTCGGCCCCGAACTCGCAGGCCGCAACCAAAACCTTGGCAACCACCCGGATATAGGCCTTCGTGCCGGTATAGGCTTTCTCCTGAATGGCGGCGTTGTCATTCGCGCTTGTCACCTGCGTGAAGGCCCCGCCGGTCCAGTCCGTCCAGGTCGTGTTGTCGTCCGATTCCTGAATCTTGGCGTCCACGGTGCCGCCCGTGCCGACGGTACCGGCATTGAGGTTGACAATGGCCTGCTTGCCCGCCACAGAGACACCCGCCCCAACATGGGTCGTGTAGTCATTCGCCACGGCGTGAGAACCGGGAAGGATGCTCTGGTAAGTCGTCAGATTATCGGCCAGGGCGCCGCTATCAAGGCGCAAGTGCTCCTTTGCCTGGGCCAGGGTGATCGGCTCGATAGTCGGCGCCGTCTTCAGGACCGTCAGCATGGCGTCACTTCCTGCCCGCGAGAGCTTTGATGGCGCTGTAAATCGCCTGGAAAACGCTGTTTGCCCTTACCCCCGGAATCAGGGCCAGGGCCTCAGATACGGCAAACAGGGCCGCGACAATGACGGCGATGGTGTCGCTGTCCATGATGACCTCCTTTAGTCTTCCTGCGCCTTGGCCTGCGCCTGAATCTGGTTGACCGCGGCAATGGCGTCGTCAATAAACCGCTTTGCCAAAGGCGCCAAAAACGCCC